ATCCGTGGGTTTGCCAAAACCACCCAGCCGAAAGAGCGGCATACATTGGAGTGGCCACCAGCTGAGGCTCAGTTAAAAGATCTTTTTGAACGGCCTGGCCAAAATGCCAATAGTTGTCGTGTCCCGTCAACTGTATACATCCACGACCGTGGAAGCGCCATCCATCTCCCGACGCCTCATCTCTGTTACCCATTCTATTGGCATAAATCCGATTGGCAATCTTCTCGGCATGGTGGGCGTAAACGGCAAACTCTTCTGGTTTGAACTTGTGACCAAAGAGAGCTTGAAGGGTTTCTGGTCGATAGTTGAGGTTTTCTTCCAGTGTTTTGAAATGGTTGCACTCGTGTGAACACTGTCCAATAAACGCAGCTTGGCGGTTAACATCGTTGATCCCAAACGTTGTAAAGGTTGTGGTCAAAGGCTCGGACCATTCAGGACCGATACCTAACGCATGAAGTTTTTCTGTAGAAATCATACTTGAACCATAATAATGAAAAGAACGGCCACTATCAGGCACATCAAAATGAGCGTTATTTTGTCATTCATATTAGTGCTGAATCACGCCATTTGTGATCACTACAGGGGCAACGGTTAGTTTGTTTACTGCATTGTTTAAGGTGTTTAAATCGTTGTTTAGCAGGCCGTTATATGCAGCTGATTGACTGTTTAAAGCATTAGATACACTGGTCACATTACTAGCAGCCATATTTGTCAAGGCGGTTGTAGCATTGCCAGCCACACTTACAATCCCTGCATTGGCATTAGCTGCCATAGCAGCTTGATTGTTAGACCCAGTATTAGCAATAGAAGCAAACGTACCATTAGTGTTAATAGCAGTTGCTGTAGCATTATTAGACTGTGTGGTAGCCACTTTAGCGTTTTCATAGATGCCAAATCCTTGAACAACGGTGGGTAACAACAATGATGCCCACTTGAAAGCATCATCGCCTGAACTTCTAGGTGCGTCAATCTTTTGCTCTTGACCTCCACCACTAAATCCCATCTGCATGGACATTACAGCGGCCACAGAAGCGGCAGGATCGCCTTTCTTGACCACTTCAGCCAATACTTGATACTTGGCTTTGTCAGCCTCTGCTTTGTACCTAGCAATCGCTACTTGGGTTTCGGAATATTTTTGATAGTCGCTGGTAGAAGAACACCCAGCAAGGGCTAAAACAGCGAGAGGGATTGCGAGTTTAATCATCTATTTTCTCCTTGAGGGATTCTCTTACTTGGTTGTAACTGGCGACGCAGGCTTGGAGGGCTCGGATGGCTTTGTCCCCGTCTGCTGTGATGGCGATAAGATTTGCAGAAGCCTGTCCGTCAAGTTCGGCTCTAGCTTGAGGTTGATCTCCTCCGGTAGTTCCGGTGGCGTTGGAGGAACATACACTATTGGAGGTGACGGGGATTGACAAGCGCAAAGCCCCAGACTGCACGTCAGCAGTAAGCTTGGTAATCTTAACTTGAGCATCATTGTTTGCCTTCCTTAATGCTGATGCGGTCTGGTTAACCTTCTCGTTTAACTCTTGTTCTTTGGCTCTTGCGGCGTCGTTGGCTTTTGCAACTTTTGCCACAGCTTCAGAATAGCACTCTTGATAGCCTTGATGGTGTCCATAAAAATACGCTCCTATGATTGCAAGCAAGCTTGCGACTAACACATAAGGGTTAAACATCATGAGCCTTTCATGCTTTGTCTAGCCATAGCCATTCTCTCACGTTCCTCGTCATGCTCCAATACTGGAGGCGTCTTTGGAGGAGGAGGAGGCGTCCAAGGCGTGTTCATAGCTGACATCACGCCAGATGGAGCCATAGGGTTATAGCCCATGGTTGGCATCATTGGATTCATTCCCATCATCGGCTGCATACCAGGCATCATCCCAGCGCATGGATTCATGTTGGGTATTGGCATCATTGCTCTAGCCCCCATAACCACGGCCAACACGCTAAATATTGACGTGGCTATGATTTTGAGAAGGTCATGTGTGAGCTTGTCATTGGGCGCCATGTCTTTCATAGGTTGCTCTACAGCCACCACACCATAGACAAAAAAGCCCACAATAAAAAGCAATATGATGCAGAAGGTGATCATAATGCAGAACTTGGAGAAGGCATCAAGCAAGCGGACTATGCCGTTGACTTCGTCTTCTTTAAGGTTTTTTAGGCTTGTAAGCATCGGTTAACATCCAAGGACAAGTTTGACTGACTTCACAAAGAGGAGCCTTACAGTCCTCATCTTCCCAATGTTCAGGATCCTGACAATGGTATCTGTATTCGTTATTGCAACCTGTTAATAAAAAGGAAAAAAATATACATATCAATATTGATGTGTATACAAAACTGAATTTTTTAATCATTTCCCTTCAATCCTTACAAGAGCTTTGTTGACCCTCAGTTCCATCTGCCTCACATCCACATACATCCAGGCAATCAGCGGAATCAACAACAGAAGAATTACCAACAAAATAATAATCAATAAGATGGCGAGTGTGTCATGCTGAGAATCATTAGCCATATCCACATCAGCAACAGCACTGTAATTGCTGAAGCCGCCACTCTTCCCCTTATTAGATCCGCCTTTTGCTCCCGTTGCCATTTTGCCCTACGCTCCTTTAGCATTTCCTCTCGTCTTGCAAGCGCTTGCACATTGGCAATGTGACCAATTTGCTGATTGACCCGAGTATACAAATCCTTCAACTCGTGTGGGACGTGGTATACCATATAGTCACTCAACTCCGTATTCAGCTTCTCCATCTGCAAATTGGCAATCGTGATTTTGATTGCAGCCTCCTGGCCTTCGTCATTATTTGCATGCAGAGCAAATTCTTCCTGTTCTTTCACATAGTTCTTAAGAGCGTTGTACGCCTGGAAGAACTTGATGAGAGCATCACTGACCTGTTGGTAAATGAGGTTCTCGTCAAACTCTGGTGGAGGCTCTTTCTTCTTTTTGACCTTCTTCGCAGGCTGAGCAGCTTGCAACTGCTCTTCCTTTTTAGCTGGTCTGAATATAGCTGTTAAGAACCCAAGAAGCCCTTTCGCTTTCTTTTGTACGTCCTTAACGTCTTTGACAACTCCATCAATCTCATGGGCAATGTCATTAACAATCTGACGCCCTTCTTTGTACATCTCACAAGCGTCCTTGCACATCTTAAAGGCCCCGGACGCCAGAGCAACAAGGGTGAACGGATCAATGGCATCACCTTATTTCTTCTTTAGACCCTTGAGGGTCTCAGCCAGACGTGCACGCTGCCCTGTTTTACCAGGTTTCTTTGCAGCGGCAGCTAGCTTCTTTGCAGGAATCGTTTTACCTTCTTTGACACCCAGCTCTTTACGCAGGGCACCCCGATTTTGTGGTTTAATAGCATCCTGAATCCACTTTTTCTTTTCAGCCATGACAAACTCCGATAGAAAACTTGATGGACGGGGCAAGATAACTCTTGTCTGTCCTGCTTGCACAAAAGAATTTCAAATCTTTAAAGCGCATTATCGTGGCAAAACAAATGCTTGCTCTAAAGAATGTTCTCACAAAATTAAAACAATTAAACCTAGAACTTTGATTGACCGTATTTGCAAAGAATGTGGCAAAGCGTTTCAAACAAGAAAAGGAAGAGGCGGTACTGGAGACTACTGTTCTATACCTTGTATGGCAACCGCCAGAGGAAGAAAAATGGCTGGCCCAAACCATCCAAAATGGAACGGTGGATCCTCTGAAAGAACTTATAAATCTCGCCGCGTCATTGCAGATGTTGTCAAAGAACGTGGTAAATGTGAAGAATGTGGTGCAACAAATGATCTTCAAGGGCATCATGTTAAATCGCATTCTCAACACCCAGTAGAGAGAACCAACCCTGACAACATCCAAGTGCTGTGCAGAATTTGTCATTCCACTAAACATCCTAAGCTTGCTCAATTTATACTTTCAGGAATGGCATATGCTTGATCGCATCTTTGATCCATTTTTCTGCCATGATCATCTCCTAAATAATCCAACACAATGTCCAAGTTTCCTGGGTTCCAAGAAGTAAAGCGTAAATCGTATTCTTCTGGCTCTTCAAAGATCTGGTTGGTATTCTTAAACCTTCCCTCTTTGATAGTATCCATCCAAATTACTACATCTGCATTAAAGATATCCCTCATCTCAGGCAGAGGACATACAAAGTCACAGATAGCCAAGTCGGTCTTATCTGCCAACTCACGCATCCTTCTTGCCTGTCTTAGCCGTCCCTCAGCAGTAAAGTCCCAGTCGTTAAACTGCTCTCTTACCTTGTCCGCATTGAAGTGATTGCAATCTAATTCATGGGCCAAGCTCTCAGCCAAAGTAGTCTTACCCGAACCGGGCAACCCCATGATTAGAATCCTCATCTCTGACTCCTAGCAGGCTTGTATGCCTTGGCTTTGATATGAACTTGGAAACAAGTGTTATTGTATTTGTTCATCTCCAGTTCAGCAAACTCTCTAGGCTTCCCCTGAATGTGCTCTTGGAACCACGGTGTTAAATCATAACCTACGTCTTGAATAGCTACGTCTATGCCAATTTGGAGTCCCAATGTTGACTCCTGACCACCATTCTCTATCGTTTGGGTATTGCGCTGTTGGTTAAACATATCAATCCCAAGAGGCGTGATCTTCCTCACATGAGTAGCGTCATGGTGAAAGTTATCGTGGTTGTGATGGGGAACCGTTATCAGGATCAACCCACCATCTTTTAACACACGATACAGCTCTTTCCAGACGTTGAAATACACCTTGGTACTTTGCCCTAAATGCTCAAGAACATGGTTCAGTATGATCTCGTCAACTGAGTTGTCCTCGAAAGGCAAACGCTCTTCCAAGTCAGCTAGTACGTCAGGCTTACAATTCTCATCATTGTCTACGTTGACGTAACCTTCTAGCTTGTTATACCCACATCCGAGGTTAAGCTTCAATTCAAAGCATCCAACTGGTCGTGAGTTGTACAAGCATCAATTGCCGCTTCTCTTGTTTGCATAGCAGTTAAAGCTGTAGCCACTGCGTTTGCGTCATAAGCAGAACCGTTTCTAGCTTGTTGGTTGACAACTTGTTGGAATGTAAATGCGGCATTGGCTTTCATGCCAGCTTTGCGGTCATCCACGCTGATATCGAATGTGCCATACACAATCTCTACTGGGTCTTTGGTCAGATCAAAGGTGTGGGCTGTGTAGCCTTGGCGATTAGGAATGATGGTAGGACGTACTTCTACGGCGTTCTTCCAACCATTGTTACCTACGCCTTCTGCTGGAGGGGTATCCCAGCAATCTGCAACAGCCCCGTTAACGATACGAACATATAAAGACATGATTTACTCCTGTGAAAAATTAAAATTTTGCCAAAGCAGATGTTGATGATGCATAACATCCTTTAAATAAATTACCCCAATTGGTTAAACTTCCAACTTGTTTTGGAGAAGAATAATTTGTTATGTTTCCAAGACCCAATTGACCGCTAGTATTTTGTCCCCATGACCACAATGTACTGTCAGTTTTTGTTACTACAGAAAAATTTTGTGCAGCAGATATGTTTAACCAATTTGTCAGTAATCCAATTTGCTTAGGCGATGAGTAGTATGTTGTATTACCAATCCCAAGTTGACCAAAAGCGTTCCCCCCCCAAGACCAAATGGTTCCGTCTGTTTTTATTGCTAAGGTATGGTAATACCCAGCAGATACATTTAACCAATTTGTTAATGCGCCGACTTGCTTTGGAGATGAATAGTTGGTTGTGGTTCCAAGCCCTAATTGACCTTGACCATTGTACCCCCAAGACCATAAAGTTCCATCTGTTTTGGTGGCTAATGTAAAACCTCTACTACTAATTAAATTTGACCACGTTGTTAATGATCCAACTTGCTTGGGAGAAGAGTAATAAGCTGTATTACCAAGACCCAATTGTCCACTTGTGTTATTACCCCATGACCACAATGTGCCGTCAGTTTTTATAGCTATACTGGCTTGCTTCGCGCATGATACTTTTGACCAGTTGGTTAATGCGCCAACTTGTTTAGGGCTAGAGTACTTTGTAGTATTTCCTAATCCTAACTGACCATCACCATTAAACCCCCACGCCCACAATGTACCATCTGTTTTTATAGCTATAGTGGAATAATTACCACTTGATACATTTAACCAATTTGTTAATGCACCAACTTGTTTTGGAGATGAATAACTGGTTGTGCTTCCAAGGCCCAATTGACCATTAGAGTTGTATCCCCAAGACCATAATGTTCCACTTATTTTGGTAGCAAAAGTGCAAAGTTGCCCACTAGCTAAATTTGACCAGTTCGCCGTAGATCCTACTTGTTTGGGTGAAGAATAATTTGTTGTGTTATTTAAACCCAATTGACCCAAATTGTTTTGACCCCAAGTATACAAATATGGCTGAGGAGGAACAGCCCAAGTCCCTGCCCCCTGAGCCTGTGATTGGCTAGTCAGGTTCCAGACTCCTCCGTATTGTGTGTATGGGTAGACTATTGGCATATTAGTAGGCTAGGGCCATTGTATTTTGTGGACTACAATTTACCGTATTCCAGTTAGTTAATGTTCCAACTTGTTTTGGGGATGAATAAGGCGTATTGGTTCCCAAACCTAAGCTGCCATTACCAATGCCCCACATCCAAAGAGTACTATTAGATAAAATACCACCTATATGAGAAGCACTAGCAGAAATTTTATTCCATGTAGTTAATGATCCAACTTGTTTTGGGGAAGAGTAATAAGTACGGTTTCCTAGACCCAATTGCCCTTGGTCATTTGCTCCCCATGACCACAAAGTACCATTAGTTTTAATTGAAAGACTGCAAGCATAGCCAGAAACTACATTTAACCAAGTTGTTAAAGCTCCAATTTGTTTTGGTGAGGAATAAGATGTTCTGTTGTTAAGTCCAAGCTGACCATATATATTATATCCCCAAGACCATAAAGTTCCATCTGTTTTAATTGCAAAACTTGCGTACGAACCACAAGCAACCTGCAACCAATTTGTTAATGCACCAACTTGTTTTGGGCTGGAATAATAAGTTATATTATTTAATCCCAATTGCCCATAGTTATTTTGTCCCCAAGACCATAGTGTTCCATCAGTTTTAATTGCTGTATTATAAAAGTAGCCACATGCAATACTAAGCCAATTGGTCAAAGAACCAACTTGTTTTGGGCTGGAATAATTAGTTACATTACTAAGACCAAGTTGACCATGATTGTTAAATCCCCAAGACCACAAAGTACCATCACTTTTTATTGCTAAAGTATGATAAAAGCCGCAAGCAACCTGCAACCAATTTGTTAATGCACCAACTTGTTTGGGAGATGAATAGCTAGTTCTGCTGTTAAGACCTAGTTGGCCGAAGTTGTTATGACCCCAAGTCCAAAGTGTTCCATCAGTCTTAATAGAAAAAGAAGTATAAAGTCCTCCAGATATTTTTAACCAATTGGTTAACGAGCCAACTTGCTTGGGGGAAGAATACGATGTTGTATTTCCCAATCCAAGAACACCATTAGTTCCTACGCCCCATGCATATAAGTTATAAACAAGCGTACCAGTAGGCGCAACAAGGGTGTTTAATCCCGGGTCTAAGTATGATGCGCCATATCTGTAACTCACGATACCATCCTTAATTCAACTTTATTTGCGTTCAGGCGTTCTTTGATCTTGTTAAATGGTGCTTCCCACTCACCAAACACTTCTTGTCTGAACAAGGTCATTGTGTCGTAGTAAGGGGTTTTCTCACCATCCAAAGCGTACAAGTAGTATCCCATCACAGGAATCACCACCCAAGTCTCTATTCCCATTGCCGCACTCAAGTGGCTCACAGACGTACAAGAACTGATCACCAAGTCACAAGATGCCACCGCTTGCTTGGTGTCTTCCCATGTGTTCAATGGTACTTGTTTTACCCATGTTGGGCAAGCATCTGCACCTTCATCTCTCTGTAAGGAAATGAACTCATAATCAGCATCCCTGACTGCATCAAACATCAGTTGATAGGGGAAGCGCTTGTTGTGATCGTCCTCGAACTTG